TTTCTTCAGGTGATTTTAATAGAGAATTTGATGATGAACCGTCACAAGAAATTAGTATAGAAGAAGAAAATAGAATAGCAGCAACTGCAGCTCAAGCAGCACAAAATTTAATGGGAAGTATGCCACCTTCTCCTGAAGAACAAAAACAACAAATGGAAGCTCAAGAAAAACAAGCTCAACTTGCATTGAAAGGCGAAGAACTAAATATAAGAAAAGCTAGATTTATGCAAGGTGTTAAAGAAAGCGAAAAACAAAACGCAAGAAAAGATGCTGAATCTAAAGCTAAAATAGTAGAGGTTGCAAGTAAAGTTGCAAGACAAGATAGAAAAAAAGATTAATGAGAGATCATAAATTATTAACAAGCTTTTCAAAAAATCAACAGAAAAAAAATAAAGAAATGGAATTATTTAAAAATCTTAAAAAAGAAGTTAATACCGGAGCTAATGGTACTCAATCTTATGTAATTAAAAAAGGTATTAATAAAGATAAATTAGCAACGAAAGATATCAATGGCCGTTAAACCTGAAGAAATAAGACAAGCTAAAAAATTTTTAGAAAATAAAAAAATTTCTATAAAAAAAGTTAAACCACATTTATTTGCAATTGCTTCAAATGGTTTAAGAAAAAATTTTAATGATACTTTAGATTTTTTCAAGAAAGGAACTGATGGAACGTCTAATACAGGCCATTAAAAAAAAAATCAAAGATCATAAACAAGATTTATCACAAAATTTATTAAATAAAGGTGTAGAAAATATATCTGAATTCAAACGTATCTATGGATACGGTCAGGGTTTAGATAAAGCTTTTGAAATAATAAATGAAACAATAGAAAAATATAAAAAAGGAGATATAGACGATGAATAGTAATGAAGCTTGGGCCACTGATAATGATATCCCAACACCAGATAAAGTTCCACAACCAGTTGGTTATAGAATTTTATTAAGACCTCAAGGAGTAGTAGAAAAAACTAAAGGTGGAATAATTTTAACTGATTCTAACAAAGATAACCAAACATACCTAAATAGTGTAGGACAAATAATTGCTATGGGTTCAGAATGTTATAGCGATAGAAAAAAACCGTGGTGTAAAGTTGGAGATTGGGTTGTTTTTGGAAGATATGCAGGAGCAAGAGTTTCTGTACAAGATGTAAAAATGGTGTTATTAAATGATGATGAGATTATTGCAACTCTGGAAAGTCCAGAAATTGTAACTCAACAACTATAATATACATTAACAATAGTTAATGACAACATAGGAGAAACTATGATCGAAGAAAAAGAAAATAAGAATGAAGAATTAGAAGTAGTGCTTGATGAAAATAAAAATGATGAAGAAGTTAGTATAACTCCTAATCCTTTAGATAAATTATCACAAGATGAACCTTCTGATGAAAAAGAAATAGATAAAACTTACGAAAACGAAAGAGAAATTAAATTAGAAGAAAAAAAAGTTAAGGAAATTCCAGAATATTCTGAAGATATGCCTTATTCTCTTAAAGTTCGTAAAAGAATCCAAAAAGAAGTAGCTAAAAGAGCAGAAGCTGAACAAAAATTAGTAGAAATGGAAGAAAGAATGTCTACAATGGAAAAAAAGACATATGATATTGCTAATAAATCATTAAGTAATCAACTTTCAAGTGTTTCTAATCAATTAAAATCAGCAATAGAAGAAGGTAATACTGATCAACAAGTAAAGTTGTATGAAAATATGGCAGAAATTCGTAGTCAAATGACTAAAACAGAAGATTATGCTGCACAAGTACCTAAAACTAAAGAAAAAACTGAAAAAAAAGCTCCGCCTTTAGCCACAGAATGGGTAAAAGAAAATTCAACATGGTTTAATAAACCTGGTTATAGAAAAGAAACAGCTATGGCTTATGGAATTGATGCTGAATTAACAGAAGAAGGTTGGGATGTGCATGACCCGGGATATTATGATGAGATGACCAAAAGATTAAAATCAAGTGGTATGGCTTATTTTAATAAATCAGAAGAAAACACTTCCAAAACAGAACAAAATGTAGTACAAAAAAATAATAGAGTGCAATCTCCAGTTGCTGGAGTTTCTCGTAAAAAAGGAACACCTAGTAATAGAGTTAAGCTCACTAGTGATGATCTTGCCACTGCTAAAAACTTTGGTATAGATATTACAGATGAAGCAGCACTAAAACGATTTGCTAAAGAAGTAAAAAGCTTTAGCGATACAGGACAATAGAAAGGAGCCTGACATTATGAATAAAGATAATAAAATAAATAACGAAACTAGAGTAGAGAAATCTAAACTAGCTTCAAAATGGCGACCGAGTAACTTATTAGAAGCGCCTGAACCAAGACCTGGTTATGCTCAACGTTGGGTAGCAACAATGGTATTGGGACAGGAGACACCTACGAATGTAGCTAAACGGTTGAGAGAAGGTTGGGCACCTAGAGATGTTAAAACTATCAAAGACGGCCAACATTTTCCAACGATAGAACATGGCAAATTTGCTGGGCATATTGGAATAGAAGGAATGGTACTTTGTGAAATGCCGCAAGAAATGTTAGATCAAAGAAATGATTACTATGCGCAAATGACAGAGAACTTGATGAGATCAGTCGAAAACGACATGAATAAAGTCGAATCACCAGGCCAACCTATCCAAAGGACTTTTAAAACTACAGTTAGTTCGGAAGGCAGTTAACAAACTAACAAAGGTAAATAAAAATGGCAAATGTAAATGCACCAAATGGTTTCGTACCATTAAGACATTTAACAGGCGGTGTTATTAGAGCCAATGAGTATGCAATTGCAAATAGCTATGCAGCTAATCTTGCAAGTGGAGACCTCGTTACTTTGGCGGCCGATGGAACAGTTATAAGAGGCACGGCGGGCGGTACAGCTCTCGGTGTTTTTTATGGCGTTGAATACATTGACAATGACACTGGTGATGTTAGATTCAGAAAAGTTTGGAACAATGCACAAACAGCAAAGGCTAACACGCCTATTAAAGCTTATGTGTACGATGATCCAAATATCACTTACGCAGTCCAAGTCAACGGAACTTTTGCTTCTACAGCAGTAGGAGCTTTAGCTAACGTAACAATTGGAACGTATAATTCAATCTATGGACATTCAACTGATGAACTGGATTACGCAACTTTAGCAACTACTGCTAAAGTTTTAAGAATCCTAAGATTAATTGATACTCCAAATAATGCAGTAGGCGCTGACGCTGATGTAGAAGTAGTAATAAATCTATCTCTATATGGTACTCAGAACGCTGGTGTATAACCTTAACAATAGGAGTTAAAAAATGGCTTTAAACAGAGCACTTTTTACCAAACAGCTCAATCTAGGTTTAAACACCGTGTTTGGTATGGAATATGATAGATATCCTGAACAATGGAGATCACTATATTCTACAGAGCAATCAATGAAAGCATTCGAAGAAGATGTACAAATGATCGGATTCGGTGCTGCACCAACTAAAGCTGAAGGTGCCATGATCAGTTATGATTCTGGCAGAGAAGGCTTTGTCTCAAGATATGTACATGAAACTGTCGCTTTAGCTTTTGCGATTACAGAAGAAGCTGAAGAAGATGGCTTGTATGGTTCTCTTGGCGCTAAATACGCAAGAGCACTTGCAAGATCAATGCAACATACTAAAGAGATCAAAGGTGCAAACATCTTTAATAATGCAACTACTACATCAGTAGGTGGTGACGGCCAAGCTTTAATGAATGGCTCACACCCTCTAGGTGGTGGCGGTACTGCTTCTAACATTCTAGCAACACCTGCGGATTTATCTGAAACGTCTTTAGAGACACTTTTAGTTCAAATTTCGCAAGCTGTAGATGACAGAAGTATACCAATTGCATTATCTGGAAGAAAACTTGCAGTTCCTCCTGGATTGATCTTTATCGCAGAAAGAATTATCAAGTCTAATTTAAGACCTGGTACTGCTGATAATGATATCAATGCAATGAGAAATATGGGTATGATCCCTGAAGGAGTAGTAGTCAATCAAAGATTTACTAATCCTGATCAATACTTCATATTAACTGATTGTCCAGATGGAATGAAGCACTTCGTTAGATCACCAATCAAAAAAGCTGTTGAAGGCGATTTTGAATCTGGTAATTTAAGATACAAATGCAGAGAAAGATACAGCTTCGGTTTTACAGACTGGAGAGGTGTATACGGATCTGAAGGCGTAGCATAATAACTAATTAATACTAGGCGTAGCAATACGCCTAGTATTTTTAATAACCCAAACGACTGCGAAAGCAGACTATTATAAGGAGATAGACATATGGGAACAACAACATTTTCGGGACCGATAAAAGCGGGAACGGTTAGTCAAACAACTGGCACAAAATTAGGCGAAAGTATTAAAAATACTGGTTTCGTTACTATGGGCCAATCAGTAAAAGTTGATATTATTGGTGCTTCACATTTAAATCAAGTATGTGCAGTAGTTCCAGCAAACTCACAAATAGTTGACGTTATTCTTAATGTAACTACAGTGAATAATGATGGTGCTGCGGCTACTGTTTCAGTAGGAACTGCAGCTGATGCAGATGCATTTATAAATGGACAAAGTGTTAAATCTTTAGGAACTACTCACGGTATTTTAGATACAGAAGCAACTAATGTAGGTACAACTGATTTACAAGTTTTAGCTGACTTTACTGGTACTAATGGTGACGGTACAACTGGCGCAGCAACAGTTACTGTTTTGTATTTACAAAACAATAGTGTTCAAGACGCAGCAGATTTATAATAATAAACTAGAGGGCCTTCGGGCCCTCATTTAAAATATGGAATTTAATTTAGAATTTTTTAAACAAGCTGGCGATGCTTTAGTTTCTTTTGGAAAAAAAGATGATGATTTAATTAAAGTTAAAGATGAAGAAGTAGAAGAATTATCTGACAAAAAAGATAAAGATGTAGCAACTAAAACTGTTTTAGAAACTTCAGGAGATGCTTCAGAAGCAGAAAAAATTTATCAAAAAGATGAAGGTGTAATTACAACTAAAGATAAAAAAAAAGAATCAGAAGATGATTTAGAAAAAAAATTAAAAAATATAGAAAAGGTTATTGATACTTTTAGTAGTAAACCTACTCAACTTCCTTCAAGTAAAGAATTAGTTGGATCTTCAAGTGATAATATAAATATAAAACCATTAGATTTTAGTCAATTACAAGCTAAAGCTAATCAACAAGAATATTTAAAACCTTCTAATGTACAAAACGACAGAATTGCTTTACTTTATAAGGATTTAGAAAAATATAATTTAATATAGGAGAAAAAAATGGCAGGATCGGATCTAAATGTTGTTAGTAAAAATAAAGCAGCATTATCTAATGTAGCTTCAAATACTCCAACTACTGTTACTTTATTTGGAGGACCAATGAGACTAAAAGGTTTTATAATTGAACCTACTGATGTTGCTGGTACTCTTACATGGAAAGATGGTGGAACAGATGTATTTGATATTGAAACAGGTAACGCAGCCGCAGGTGCTTCAACAGTTCAAATTAATTTACCAGCAGAAGGTATAAAATTTAAAACAAGTTTACAAGTTTCATCTACAATTGCAGGTGCTAATGTATCTACTACTAACGGTGTAACAGCATTTTTTGCATAATGGAGGACTATGGCTTTATCAGGAACTTCCACATTTACTTTAACTGTAAATGATGTAATACAAGAGGCTTATGATAGAATAGGTGGTGATCCTATTTTAGGTTATGATATAAGATCAGCTAGACGAAGTTTAAATATTATGTTTAGTGATTGGGCTAATCGTGGTTACAATCAATGGACAATAGAATATAAAACTTTAGCTATTACAACTGGAACTATTGAATATAATTTACCAAGTGATACAGTAGATGTAATTAATGCAAATATTCAAATAAGTGATGGCACAGAATATGCTATGACTGCTTTAGGATTAAATGATTATGCAGCAATTTCTAATAAAACTACACAAGCTAGACCTACACAATATTATTTACAAAGATTAAGTACACCTGTTTTAAAAATTTATCCAGCTCCAGATACAAATTACACAATCACTTATTACAGAATGAGAAGAATAGAAGATGTTACAGCTTCTACAGTAAATGGTGTAGAACAAAATGTAGATGTACCTTCAAGAGCTTTAGAATGTATGTGTGCAGGACTTGCTTATTATCTTTCTAAAAAAAGAGTTGGTGTTGCACCAGCTACACAACAAACATTAAAAATAGATTATGAAGAAGCATATCAACGATTAGTTGCTGGCGATGATACTCCTTCAACTAGAATTTTACCAGCAACAGGGACGAGTTTTTATTCATAATGGCTAGAGTACCAGCAAGTACAAGACCACATAGAGCACCTTCTCAAAAATTTTCAGGTGGAAAATATGCATATGCTATTTCTGATAGATCAGGTTTAAGATTTCCTTATCAAGAAATGGTATTTGAATGGACTGGAATGTTTGTACATACTTCCGAGTGGGAACCAAAACAACCACAATTAGATTTAACTTATTTTACTGATGCACAAACTTTACATAATGCTAGACCATCAGCTAGTATATCTGTAACACAAGCAGCAAGAACTGGTGGAGGTATACCTGGTTCTAATACAGGAGGTGTTCCTAATCAAATCACTGCTTTACCTGGTTTTCAAAATACATCTGGTCAATCTGTTTATGTAGGAGTTGCAACTCTTCCTACAACGTGGTACTTAAATAATACAAATTTGTTAACAACTTCATTAGGAAATGTTACAGTTGTTATTACATGATAAAAAATAAAACACTGAGTGTTATGATCGCAACACCTTGTTATGGCGGTCAACTTTCTGAAGGATATCTACATGGAATTATGAGTGTAACACAGTCTGCAGCAAAGAATAATTATAGAGTACATTTAAATACAATGGGAAATGAAAGTTTAGTTACTAGAGCTAGAAATACTTTAGTAAGTCAATTTTTAGATGCTGATGATGCTAACCCTGATCTTTTTACTCATTTAATGTTTATTGATTCTGATATAGGATTTAATGGAGATGCAGTTTCTCGTATGGTATTATCTGATTATGATATAGCTTGCGGAGTATATCCTAGAAAATCTATCGATTGGGAAAGAATACCAGAATTAATAAAAAAAAGTGATGAACATTTAGAACAAAGAGCTTTAGGTTACAATCTTAATTTTTCAAATCCTAATAATATTGAAGTAGATGATGGATTTACAGAAGTAATGGATGCTGCAACTGGATTCATGTGTATTAAAAAAGAAGTATTTAGAAAAATGATTGAATCTTATTCTAATCTTAAATATACTAGCGATCAAATTATTAATGGTAAAAAGTATGGAAGTAACAACTGTTACGCATTTTTTGACTGTATTATTGATGAAAAAAGTAATAGATATTTATCAGAAGATTATGCTTTTTGTAGATTATGGCAAAAGATAGGTGGTAAGATACATGTTGATCTTCGTAGTCCTTTAACTCATTATGGAACTTATCCATTTGCAGGACATGTATGGACTAAATTTAAGATTGACGATGACGTAAAAGTGGAGAATAAAAATGGCAATGACTTACAGCAGTCTAAAGACTGATATACAAACATGGGCAGAAAATACAGGCACTGATTTTAATAATCAATTAGATACTTTTATAGATAATACATTTTCTTCATTATCAAGAGATATTGATCCTGTAGGTTTTAATGAAAACGTAACTACTACAGCAATAGTTGGTGATAGATTTGTTAATCTTCCTACTGCTATTGAACCTATGTTATTTAATTATTTAACTATAACTGTTGGTACACAAGTTACTTATTTAGAAATGAAACCATTAGCTTATTGTCAAGAATATTGGCCTAATTCAGCTTTACAAGGTCAACCTAAATATTTTGCTAATTTTGATGATGATCGTGTATATTTAGCACCTACACCTGATCAAGCTTACACTCTAAAATTAGGATATCAAGGAAAAATTAATCCATTATCTAATACTAACACTACTAATTGGTATACCGAAACTATCCCAGATGTTTTATTATTTGGTTGTTTAGCAGAAGCAAATCTCTTTACAAAGAACATGGAAGATTATACTATATACCAAAATTTGTATAATACAAGAGTTGCCACTGTTAATAATGAAGCTCGTAGAAGAAGAAGAACTGACTATAAGTTTCCAGGTAGCCCTGTTGGTACAAACACATTAACTGGAGGACAATAATATGGCAATAACACAAGCGATTTGCACAGTATTTAAACAAGACTTGATGTCGCCTGGTGGAAACCTTGAAGCTCAAACTCTTAAATGTGCACTATACACAAATGCAGCAACTTTGAATGCAACTACATCTGTTTACATAACTGCAGATGAAGTTACAGGAAACGTAGCTACTAATTACACTACAGGTGGAAATGTATTGACTAATGTTGCAATTTCTGTAGATGGAACTACAGCTATTTTTGATGCAGACAATGTTACATTTCCTAATGCAACAATTTCTGCTCAAGCTGCACTTTTATATAATGCAAATAATGCTAACTCTGCAATTGC